ACAGACCCTGCGAGTCATGGCTGAGAACTACGAACTGCCACGTACGGATCGCATCTCGAGACCCGGTGTAGACCCCGAGGTTGTAGTATTCACGGGTACGATGCTTGGCTCCATCGCTGCTGTTGAGGTGCAAGCGGGCTCAGCGCTACCCCGAAGCAAGGCTGCACGTCAGCAGTTCACGATGGACCTATTCAGCATGGGCATCGAGCAAGACCCCGCAAAGGTCCGGGAAGAACTCGAACTCGGTTCAGAGGAGCCCAGCGACTACCAGCTGGCGATGGCCCAGGCCGACCGTGAGAACTTCCGGATGCAGAATGGGCAGCCTCAGAACGTCGAGGAGTGGTACAACCACCAGGCCCACATAGCTCGACACAGGCGCTTTATGATGAGCAAGGACTACGAGGCTCTGACTGAGCCGAACAAGAAGATCTTCCAGGACCATGACGTCCTGCATCAGAAGTTCCTGACAGGTGTAGCACAAGCTTCCCAGATGGGTGTCCCGACTCCGGGTCAGGAGTTCCCGCCAGCTCAGGGTGGCGCCCCCGCAGGTCAGTTCGCTCCTCAAGGTACAACTCAGTCGGGGGGAGGTGGTACCCCCACTAACGGCGCTGCTCCGACCCAAATGAATACCGTTCCACAATAGTGTAGGATAGTAAAGGTCCCTTAGGAGGTGACCTGAATGACTGAGAAGGTGAAGGACGAGAAGGACGAGAAGTCCAACGGCGAAAGCGAAGAGGACTTCAACGAGAGAAGGAAGGCTGAGGCTGAAACTCAGGGTCTGCCGGAGGGTGCTGTTCCCGAACAGCGTCCCCAGGCGTTCCTGCAGCCTGCTGATCCTCACTCTCGTGTCTACAACGATCTGGTGGAAGCCGAGGACGCGCGAGCGGGTAACAGCGGCGACCCCAACGTCGGGCCCCGCCACACGAAGGCGGACTTCGACCGTGCCTCTTCGAAGGCGCAGGCCAAGAAGTCCGCAGACGAGTCGCTCGGAGCGCAGAGGCTGTATCCCGGTGCTCGCGGTTGGATCAACAACCCCGACACTCCGGATCACGGTCGTGCTATCGCCATCAACGGCGTGGCGGAGTACGAGAACGAGGTTCAGGAGTTCGTGGCTACGCTCGGTACGCCTGCATCTCGGTTCGCCAAGGTGAAGTCGTACAACGCCGTGACCCGGGATGGCCGTTCGGAGCACATGGTCGTGGACGCCGAGCACATCCAGGCCGACGTCTCGGGTGGCGCAGAGTGGGGTAAGACTCCTCTGCTGAACAGGCCGGTGTAGTAATGGCGATTCCCGATCCCACCGGTGGTGGCGGCGGCGAAGAAGAGCTACTGGCTCAGATCAGGGCTCTACTCGATCAGTACCTCGCCATGGGGTCGGATACCCCTGTAGCACCGGAAGCCGAGGCACTGGCTGCATCCATCGACAGTGCCATGGGCGGAGGAGGAGAAGAAGCACTTCCCCCCGAGATGGGTGGGATGCCGCCCGAAGCGGGAGGGATGCCCCCTGACATGGGTGCCCCGCCACCCGACGCAGGAGGGATGCTCCCGACAGACGAATCACCCATGCCGGATATCGCGGGCATGATGCCAGAAGGTGGCATGCCGACTTCTTCACCGGGTCGGAATCCTCTCCGCGGTGCTAGTGATGCCGCGATGGAGGACATTCTCAAGAGGACAAAGAAGGGGACCAAGGGCTACTAGCCACAGTCCCAGGAGGTAAGAAGTATGTTCCTAACAAATCGACTGGGTCTTGTAGTGTACGAGACCCCAGGAGGCGCGCCAGGCGGCGCAGCTCCACAACCCACGCCACAGCCAGGGGCACCGGGCCAAGGGCAACAGGGTCAAGGGACAGGACTCCGCCAAACGCACTTCGCCAACGTGCCGGATGCCCAGTGGGCGGCCATCGAGCCTCACATTGGTCCCATCAATCAGCATGTGACCCAGCTCGAGCAGCGCTATGCCCCGCTCAAGGGATACTCTCCCGAAGGCATCCAGGGCCTGGCGCAGTTCGCGCAAGAGTTCGAGCGAGACCCTGTAGGAATGTGGATGAGAACCGCCCGCATGCTCCAAGACCGGGGCGTTCCAGGCATCGCTGACATGGACCTCGATCATCTCGAGGCCCTCCTCAGTGGGCAGGAGCCACCGGACGACGACTATGGTGCTGCTGTAGGCGGCATTGGGGGGTTCCCACCCGAAGCGACGCAACTCATCCAGCAGCTGCAGCAGAAAGTGGACCAGCTAGAACAGGGGTTTACGACTCAGCAGCAGCAGTCACGAGAGAGAACAGAAGATGCCGCCCTCCAGCGGCAACTCTCATGGATGAAGAACCAGCTCAGCGAAGCAGGAATTCAAGCAGAGCTGCTCACTCCCGAACGTCTCCTGTCCCAGTTCATCGCCCACCGTGGCAACGCTCAGGCGGCAGTCAAGGATGCTCAGGAGTACCGCACCGCAATCCTCCAGGGTCTCGTTCCTGACCCCAACAACCCCACTCCACGGCAGCAGAGGCGAACGCTGGAGCAGCCTAACGGCAACCCTCCGGCTCCTCAGCGCAAGGCTGGTACGAATCGCCGCGGTATGTTCGCGGACGTAACGTCAGCAGCCGAGCAGGCAGTGGCGAGGATGAACCAGGAGGAGTAAACGCAGCATGGCCCAGAATACGGCCAACGCTGACGCGGTGCTCAAGAATTACTACCTTGGGCCTATCCGTGAGCAGCTGAACCAAAAGGCCGTGCTCATGTTCGCTGCCGAAGACGACGGTGAGCCCAGGAGTTCGAAGGGTGAGACCTTCCCATTCCGTGGACTTTCTCGCGAGTCGGAGCGGATCGAGTACGCCGGCAAGAAGTGGATCATCCCGGCCCACAAGTCAAGGAACGAGGGTGTCGGAGCTATCGACGAAGGTGGCCCGATCCCAGTTCCCGGTCAGCAGGGATACGAGGATCTCGAGGACGTGCTTCGGCACAACCTGGGGTCCATCGAGATCACTCGCTACGCCATCCGTCTCTCGCGCAGGAAGCCCGGAGCGTTCATCCGGCTGCTCGAGGCGGAGACCGAAGGCCTGGTCAAGGACCTCCGCAAGGACGTCAACCGCCAGGGCTACGGTGTGCAGACGGGGGCGCTCGCGGCAGTCGTTGCCGACGGTGCCAACACTGCCACTGTGGACTCGGTGCAGTATCTCCGCGTGGGGATGAGGGTCGACGCGGTCGACTCTACCAACGACGCGGTCCTGTTCTCGAACCGAGTCATCAACGCCATCAACCCCAGCACCAAGATCGTGACCTATTCCGGTGCCGACGCGACCGTGACGGCTAACCACCGCCTCGTTCGCACAGGCAACTGGAAGAAGGAGATTCACGGTCTCGGCAACCTCATCAACAGCACCGGCACGATCCACTCCGTGGACTCGACCGCTGCTGGCAACGAGTACTGGAAGTCCGTTGTGTTCTCGAACGCGGGTCTCCCGTGGAACGAGGACCTGGGGCAGCAGACGCTCGATGGTGTAGGAACGTCGGGGCAGGGCGAGGTCGAGGTCATCATCACCACCCGCGGTGTTCGTCGCCGCTACCTCAACACCCTGAAGTCCGAGAAGAGGTTCACCGACAAGGAGTCGGTCGTCCTCCGCGGTGGCTTCAAGGCGCTGATGTTCAACGAGTACCCGCTCGTCTACGACGACGACTGCCCGAAGGGCACGATGTGGTACCTCAACACCGACGCGCTCGCGTGGATCTTCCTGCCGGATGGGGATCAGCCGGGCAACTGGGACTGGGTGGATGACGACGGCGCCATCCTCACCCGCAAGGCAGACCGCACGGACGCCTTCGAGGGTTACCTCGCGGCGGACCACAACCTCGCGGTCACGGCACGTAATCAACTGGGTCGGAACGACGGCCTGGAAGACGACGCTGCTGGCGTCTGGTCGTAGGAGGCAGCATGGCTGCTACTTTCACACCAGACAAGGCAGGAGACTCGGCAACCCTCGTTGCGCTCGGTGGAGGTCTGTGGATCCTCTTCGGGACCGTGACGTTCACGGGGTCGTACGCTACCAACGGCGACACGCTGGGTCTCAAGAAGTACCTCAGAGGGGTCTCTACCACGAAGCAGATCATTCCCCTTGGCAGCTTCCGTGGTAACTCTGGGGAGTACGACGTAGTCAACGATAAGCTCAAGCTGAACTCGGCAGCGAATACCGAGATCTCAGCTGGTGCTTACAACGCGGCGCTCACGGCTACCCCTGTCCCGTGCGCGTTCCTGTGCAAGTAGGAGGAGGGTAAGGTGCGGAGTCCAGCTCGACCAGGTCTGAGTTACTTTGACGCTAACACCGGGGTGCTCACGACAGAAGGTCCCGATGTGTGTGACTACAAGACTCGCCTGAGAGAGCTGGACTCTGACCTCAACGCCTACTACGACCAGGTGCAGGAGGAGTGGGTCATCACCTGGTGGAACGAGAAGAAGAATCAAGAGGAGTTCGTGCTCGCGCGAGATGACCTCATTGTAGCCTACAACGCTGTAGTCGCAGCACGCAACGACGCCCCTGGAGCCGAGACTGCTGATGCCATGCACCGACGTCTCATCAAGGAGCAGGAGCAACTGCGTGAAGATGACATGGATGACTTCCGTGAGATCTCTGGGGACGCCGCCGAACGTTTGCTGCACGCTTTCAAGAAGGATGGCATTCTCGACCATGAGAACATCTATGGTCCGAAGGCGAAGCCTCATCTTGCTAGGAGGGACGTGAGAATCCGTGAACCTTGATGAACTACAGGTGGCGGTCAAGAGGTTCGGGTTCGATGATTCAGACCCCCTGACTACGTGGCTCAACGCGGCCCTCTACGACTTCACCACCGCTGAGAACTGGACTTTCCTCGAAGCTGTAGTAACCCCCCAGACCACTGCAGGGGAAGACAATCTGATCTTGCCCTCAGACCTAGATGTAGTCCACACCATGAGGGAGGTCAATACGATTCCCCCTCTGACCTACCTCTCTAGGATCTTGTGGGAATCTCAGATTGTAGACCCCACAGCTACTGGTCTACCCACACACTACACGCTGATTGGGCTGAACACGGCTCTCTTGTGGCCTGTCCCCGATGCCGGGTACAATATCCGAGTCTTCTACCACAAGAACGTTCCCGAACTTGTAGGGGACACCGACATCCCAGCTATTCCGGTGAAGTACCACTTTGCTCTCGTGCAACGGGCAGCTTCTATCGCTCTTCAGGCCGAGAACAACGAGGACAGAGCTGATGCTGCCCAAACCCAGTACAACGAGATCATAGGAAGAGCCGCAGTAAAGGGTGCTGGTGACCACCAGTCTGCCTCATTCGGCCAAGTCCAAGACGCCCAGGAATACGGATTCTGATGCTACGCTCAACCGGTAGACCCTCTAGGGCTCGTAGGAAGGGCCGAGTTAGATCGGGAATGCAGGCAGGGTTGCCCACCCAGCCAGGTTCTCCTACACGAAGTCGTCCGGGGTATCAGGGTCCTCAGTACGGTGGTTGGACGCCACAGGCGGGGATGCCCGCACGCCCTGCTCCTCCTACTCCTGCTGTCGCGCCCCCCAGACCCCCAGCGCCCACGATTGCAGCTCCTGTTGCTGCGCCCGCGGCTGCCCCCGGCCCCGCACCCGAGAGTAGCACAGGCTCTGACATCCGAGCTGGAGCGCAGGCGAACCTAACTGCAGCCGAAGTGGCGAACCGAGATGCGATCTTCCGGGCTGCCATGAGTCTCGGAGATCCGAACATTATCGCCCAGCTTCAGAAGGATCCGAACTTCGCTGGGTTCAAGTTCG